CCTGATTGGCTTGAGTATGAGCGCATCTTCCGTGGTCAATGGGCTTCTGAAGACAAGACCCGTGAGTCTGAGCGTAGCCGCATAGTTACCCCTGCCACACAACAAGCTGTTGAGACTCGCCATGCCGAGATCATGGAAGCTATCTTTTGTCAAGGCGACTTCTTTGACATTGAAGACAATATCCAAGACATAGGTGGAAACCCTATAGATGTTGAAGTAATCAAGAATCAGTTGATGGAAGACTTCAAGAAGGACAAGATTCGCAAGAGTATTGACCAGATTGAATTGATGGCTGAGATTTACGGCACAGGCATTGGCGAGATCATTGTCAAGACTGAGAAAGAGTATGTACCCTCCACTCAGCCTATCCCTAATCAGATGGGTCAAGCTGCTATTGGTGTGATGGAGAGGGACAGGATTGGCGTGAAGATCATGCCTATTAATCCTAAGAACTTCTTGTTTGATCCTAATGGGACATCTATTGATGACTGTATGGGCGTGGCTATTGAGAAGTATGTCTCTATCCACAAGGTTGTTCAAGGTATCGAGAAGGGTATCTATCGCAAGGTGGACATTACGCCTACCTATGAAGATACTGACCTTGAGCCTACCCAAGAGGTAAGCCAGTACCAAGATGAGAAGGTTCTGTTGTTGACGTACTACGGGCTTGTACCCCGTGAGTATCTGAACAACATGAAAGAGAACAAAGACATTGTTGAGTTGTTCCCTGAGAATTCAGCGGCAGAAGATTACTCAGATATGGTCGAGGCCATTGTCGTAATTGCCAACGATGGTATGTTGCTCAAGGCTGAAGAAAACCCTTACATGATGAAAGATAGGCCAGTTTTATCGTACCAAGACGATACAGTGCCTAATCGCTTGTTGGGGCGAGGTACAGTGGAAAAAGCCTTCAATATGCAGAAAGCTATTGATGCTCAGACTCGGGCTCACTTGGATTCACTCGCTTTGACCACTGCCCCTATGGTTGCTATGGATGCCACACGCTTGCCCCGTGGCATGAAGTTTGAGATTAAGGCTGGTAAAGCCATTCTCACCAATGGCAACCCCAATGAAATCCTGTATCCCTTCAAATTTGGACAGAGTGACCCCAACAATCTAGCAACTGCCAAAGATTTTGAGCGTATGTTGTTGCAAGCTACTGGGACATTGGACTCAAACGGCATGGTTACCCAATCTAGCCGTGATGGTGGCGGGATGTCGATGGCTGTTGCCTCCATCATCAAGAAGTACAAGCGAACTTTGGTCAACTTCCAAGAAGATTTCCTTGTGCCGTTCATCAAAAAAGCCGCTTTCAGGTTCATGCAGTTTGATCCAGAGCGTTATCCCTCTGTTGACATGAACTTCATCCCCACGGCAACGCTTGGAATTATTGCTCGTGAGTACGAACAACAGCAATTTATTGGTTTGTTGCAGACTCTTGGCCCAAATACACCTGTTTTGCCTGTGATTCTTAAAGGAATCATCGCAAATTCAAGTTTGAGCAACAGATACGAGATGATGGCGGCTTTGGATGAGATGAGCAAACCTAATCCTGAAGCACAGCAGATGCAACAGATGCAAGCAGAGTTGGCAATGCAAGCTGCACAGGCTAATATTGCTGTTCAGACTAGCCAAGCCGAGCAAAACAAGGCTGAAGCCATAAAATTGTCTGTTGAGGCGCAGTTAATGCCTCAAGAAGTACAGGCAAAGAACATGGCAGCAATGACCAAGAACCTTCCCAACGAAGATGACCAAGCTTCTAAAGAGTTTGACAAGCGGGTCAAGATTGCTGAATTGATGCTTAAAGAGGCTGATATTAAGAATAAGAGTAAGATTGTTGAATTGCAAATGGCTGATAAAGTTGATTCACAGAATAAAGTCAAACAAGATTTCTTAGCAAGGCTTACAGATGGACTGAAGAATGGCTAATATAAAAGAACTTATTAAAAGCATACAGTCAGCAGACTCATCTTTTGATGAGAAGTTATATGCTATTAATACTATGGAAGAAACTCTTGTGGCAATGCGCCAGCAAGAAGAAAAGGCTGTTCAAGACAATGTAGATTTGATAGTTGAGGCTATCAAAGTCATGGAAAACAAGGTTTCTACCCAACTAGAGATTGCCAAAGCCATAGTCCCACAAAAAGGGGATAAGGGCGAAAAAGGCGAAAAAGGTGTTGATGGTAGACAAGGCGTAGATGGTAAGAATGGTCGGGATGGTCGGGATGGAAAAGACGGATTAGATGGGAAAGATGGGGTTTCTGTCTCAAATGCCCAAATTGACTTTGATGGATCGTTGGTCATTACCCTCTCTACGGGTCAGCAAATCAATGTTGGTGAGGTTGTAGCTCCTGAGCTACAAGAAAGAATTAAACTTGTGACTTCTGGGGGTGCTGGTACAACCCTACCATCCCAAACAAGCAATTCTGGGAAGTTTTTAAAGACTGATGGAACAAATACATCATGGGCAACACCAACTCTTACAACAACAAACTTCACAATAGAAGAATCAGGTGGGAAGTTGATATTTAAGTATGGTGCAACTACAATTGCATCAATGTCTTCAACTGGGGTAATTACATCAGCAACTAATATTGTTGCAAATGGAACACCATAAAGGAAAAATATGGCAACGTCAGTAACCCTAAAAGCTAATGCGATTGATATTTCTGGCACTACGTCAGGGACTGTAACTCTACAAGCCCCCTCTGTAGCTGGAACTACAACGCTTACTTTGCCATCAACCAGTGGCACAATTCTAACAAGTGCGAGTACAGCAACTACATCAACCAATTTGGCTGGTGGATCAAACGGGACAATTCCTTACCAATCAGCAAGTGGCACAACTCAGATGTTGGCAGTTGGCACTAGCGGTCAGGTCTTGCAAACAAATGGAGCTGGCGCACCAACTTGGGTAACACCTAGTTCTGGTTTATCTGCATCTGCAGACAATACTTTCACAGGAACACAAACATTCTCAGGATCATCATCAAAAACAGCAATTGTCTTGAATGATGCGGCAGAGGTAGCCACAGTCTCAGCTACAGCGGCTACTGGAACAATTAACTACGACATTACTACCCAGTCGGTCTTGTACTACACAAGCAACGCATCTGCTAACTGGACAGTTAACTTTCGAGGTTCTAGCGGCACATCGCTGAATACATTGATGTCTACAGGTCAGTCAATGACTGTGGCTTTCTTGGTAACTCAAGGCTCTACTGCTTACTACAACAGTGCTGTGCAAGTTGATGGCACTACGTCAGGTGTGACAACACGCTGGTTGGGTGGTGCGCCTACTGCGGGTAATGCTAGTGGCATTGACAGTTACCGCTATCTCATCATCAAGACAGGCAGTGCAACCTTTACTGTCTTGGCAAGCAACACACAATTTAAGGCTTAAACCATGCCATTACAAGCAACTTCTGGTGCGGCTAGTTACGATGCCTTTGGTGGTGGTGTGGCTGTTGTGCCTAACTACATTGAGGATGTGTTCTCTACTTGGTTATACGAAGGTAATAATGACAATCCAAACACAATTACAAATGGAATTGACTTGGCTGGTAAAGGCGGGTTAGTTTGGATTAAATCTCGTTCTGGTGCTTACAATCACGGGTTGATTGATACTGTTAGAGGCAGAACAAAAGAATTACATTCAAACACAACGGGCGCACAAGATACTTGTACTGGCACAACCAATGGTCTTACTTCGTTTAATTCCAATGGTTTTACATTAGGAGCTAGTGAATACACTATTTTGAACAGTGGTGGTAGTTCATTTACCTACGCCTCATGGACATTCCGCAAGCAGCCTAAGTTTTTTGATATTGTGTCAATAAACAGTAGCACTACAACTTACAATCACAATCTTGGCTCAACACCAGGTTGCATCATGGTTAAATGCACATCAGCAAGTGGTGCAAACTGGGTTGTATATCACAGGTCTTTGTCAAGTCCAACTACGCAATACATAAATCTTAACACTACTGGCGCCGCCACAACATATGGCACAAGCACTTGGAGTGTAAGTTCAACTCAATTTTCAGTTGACCCTACTTTATGGGCAAATGGAACAACAGGAATTGCCTACCTATTCGCCCATGACGCAGGGGGCTTTGGCCTGACGGGTACGGACAATGTGATTAGCTGTGGGTCTTATGTAGGTGATGGAGCCGCAGGTAGAACTGTAACGCTAGGGTATGAGCCTCAATGGTTGCTTATTAAACGTGCTACTAATGATGTAGGTAATTGGAATTTATTTGACAATATGCGAGGGTTTTGTGATTCTTCTTCTGCTGCAACTTCACTTCTATTAGCAAATACTTCTGGTGCAGAAAGTACAGGCAATTCAGTAGGGCCAACTGCAACAGGATTTCAATTTGGCTCTGGAGCGTTTAATAATTCTGGATCAACATTCATCTACATCGCCATCCGCCGTGGCCCGATGAAAGTGCCAAGTACGGGTACGAGTGTGTTTGCGCCTCTATCTCGTACAGGCACAGGAACAACCGCAACTGTTACAGGAGTAGGGTTTGCACCTGATATGTATATTGCAACACCAAGAACAGGGGCAAATGTTTATCAAGGAGTGGTTGATAAATTACGTGGAAAAACACAAGGTCTTGTAACTTCAATTACAGCAGCAGAAACAACAGCTTCTGTTGGAGATACGACTGCTTTTGGAATGGATGGTATATCTTTAGGAGTTCCTGACCAACTTAACATGAACTTAAATGGTCAAGCAATAATTAATTGGTTCTTCAGACGAGCCCCATCGTTTATGGATGTCGTTTGTTTCACTGGGACGGGAAGTTATGCTGCACAAACTCATAATCTTGGTGTAGCGCCCGAACTTGTAATAACCAAAACAAGAAGTACGACAAGCCCTTGGTATGTTGTAAGGCCAAACCCAATTGGTAAATATTTGTCGCTTAATACAACCGCCGCTGAAGCAAGTATAAACTTTCCTGCAACATCTACAACTGTAAGCGTAATTGACGATACCGCAGGAAGCACATATGTTTATTATTTGTTTGCTACTTGTGCTGGTGTTTCCAAAGTAGGTTCATACACAGGAACAGGAACTACAAAACAAATTGACTGTGGCTTCACAGCAGGGGCAAGGTTTGTACTCATAAAGCGCACTGATAGCACTGGTGATTGGTATGTGTGGGACACAGCTAGAGGGATTGTGGCGGGTAATGACAGTTATCTTTTATTGAATTCAACTGCGGCAGAGGTTACAAGCACAGATTACATTGATACCTATTCTGCTGGTTTTGAAATAAGTAGTACAGCCCCTGCTGCAATAAATGCTAATGGTGGTTCGTTCATCTTTTTTGCGGTGGCCTGATATGACTAAAGACAAGTTCAAACAAGGCTACACACGCAGCAAATCGGATGCTAAACGCCGAGGCATTCAGTTTGAATTCACATTTGATGAATGGAAAACTTGGTGGCTTGAAACTGGAAAATGGGACAAGCGTGGACGCAAGGCTGGATGTTTTCAAATGTGCCGTACTAATGATGTGGGGCCATACAACCTTACCAACGTGTATTGCGACACTATTGAAGCAAATAGCCGCCTGCCCCATGCTGGCGCTACTCGCCCAACGGAATGGTCTGCAAAGATTGGCGCTTCTTTAAGAGGTAAGCCAAAAACTAAAGAGCATTCCATGGCTTTGGCTTTGGCAATGCTTGGCAAACAATACAGCACACCTGCTGGTGTGTTTCAAACTTCAGCAGAGTGTGAACAAGCAACTGGTGTTAAACGAGCAACAGTTATGTGGCGATGCAAAAACAATTACCAAGGCCACTGGTCTTACGCATAAGGAAATATCATGCAAATACGAACAAATGACGGGCAAGTTATGTACGAGGCAGAGTTTCGTACACACATCAAAACCAATGGTGGCCCTACATGGGAGACAACAACAACTGAGGTTCTAGAAGCCTTGGGTGCTGATGTAATCTTTGAAGGCCCACAAGCCACAGGTGGCACTGTCTACCAAATGTCAGTCTATGGCGGCATTGAGCAGATTGATGGCAAGTGGTACACCAAGTGGAATTTAGGCCCATCGTTCTTTCAAACTGAAGACGCTGAAGGCAATGTAACCACTGCCGCACAGAATGAAGCCGCTTACAAAGCTGCTAAAGACGTAGAGCAAGCCAAGTCTGTACGCACTACTAGAGACACCAAGCTGTCAGAGACTGATTGGCGGTTTCGCAGTGATATGACACCCTCACAGGCATGGAAAGACTACTGCCAAGCCCTGCGGGATGTGCCATCTCAGGCTGGTTTCCCTTGGACTATTGAGTGGCCTACACAACCATGACCCCAGAATTGCAAAAATACTACGAAGACCGCTTTGACATGATGTCAACAGAGGGTTGGAAGGATTTGACTATTGATATTGACAATATGATAGAGTCGCTTAATAATCTGAGCGTTATTCCTGATGAAAAGACCTTAATGTTCAAAAAAGGTGAACTTTCCATCTTGACTTGGCTGAAAACCTTGAAAGAGGTCAGTGAACGAGCCTACGAGGAATTGAATGAAAAGAATTTA